AGAGAGCTATAGTAAATAAACCCTGAAGGTCTTGAGGAGCTGACAGAGCTCCACCTGACATTTGCGTGTTAAACAGAACTGTCTTAGTACCAAGTCCTTTGTAAAGAACTGCTTTGACCTTTCGGACAAAACTAACCCATTTACGTTTCTTGTAACGAGGCATGCGCTTCTTTCGATATTGAGTTGTCACATCGTTCTGTTGTGTAATTCCATTTCCAAAACGAACTCTTTTTGCTTGGCCTCCTCGGCCCATTACATATTTCAATGTATTTCGCCTAGGGCTATAAGGCATGTTTCTACGAGCATAACGTTTTCGTGGGGTGCGAAGTGCGGGCATGAATTGTTTAATTCTGCGGTATAGACCGTAAGCAGCAATAGGGTAGCGATATTTCCAAGCAGTACTAATAGAATTAGCTGCAATGTGTGCGAGTGGTCCAGGGTCGAGAATAGTGAGGTAAAGAATCTTTGTTTGCAAACTCTTCTTTTATAGACCGGGTGAGCTAGTGAGCCGCCTTGGGTAAGTAATACTAGGCGGCTCGGTCGTAAATGTGGCGCTTATCTTGATAGTGGGTATGTCTTGCACATACACTACCACTGCCCTACTGCCGTCACCGCCTCCGGGCGGTGTGGCGCAGCAGCCCCTATCGGGGGGGCAGGGGAATCACGTGCATGGCGCAGTGACCATAGCAGTCTGGATTTGCAACCTTCCGGGGATCATATATATATAGCTAGTTTGAGACGATGTGAGCCATGCCTCAGCAGTACTCTCAAGCACGATATTGGCTATTGACAATTCCTCATCATGCCTATCTCCCATACCTTCCACCGAAATGCGCATTCATCCGAGGACAGTTGGAGCGAGGCAATGACACTGGCTACCTCCATTGGCAATTACTCGTCATCTTCAGCAAGAAGATACGCTTACGAGGAGTCACCGACACGTTCGGAGAGGGAATACACGCCGAGCCCTCACGGTCAGACGCAGCCGATGCTTACGTATGGAAGGACGACACTTACGTTGACGGAACACGATTTGAACTCGGTTCAAGACCTATCAAACGTGGGTCTTCTGACGATTGGGACGCAGTACGAAACTCCGCTATGTCAGGACGGTTGGTGGATGTCCCGAGTGATATTTACGTGCGTTATTACGGCAACCTACGAAGAATTGCTACCGATCATCTGCAAGCCGATCCGATCGAACGAACAATTTACTGTTTTGTCGGAACAACTGGCACAGGGAAGTCTCGACGGGCCTGGACAGAAGCCGGTTTGGACGCATATCCTAAAGATCCGAACACTAAATTCTGGGATGGCTACCGTGGACAAGATCATGTCGTTATTGATGAATTCCGTGGTATCATCAATATTTCGAATGTGTTACGTTGGTTCGACCGATATCCTGTTTTGGTCGAGGTCAAAGGGAGTTCGGTCCCTCTGAAGGCTACGAAGATTTGGGTAACATCAAATTTGCATCCTCAAGATTGGTATCCAACATTAGATAAAGAAACTCAAAATGCATTGCTCAGAAGACTAACTGTCGTTTTATTTCCAGCAACACCTTTCACCTTAATAAACTAAGCTGGGTTCAATTGCTGCTTTGTTAATGTACTTTGATCTACATTATAACTATATTTTCGTGTAACTCCACAGGCGAGTTGACTTTGAGCACCGGCAGGAGCACCTGCAACGGTCTTGTGAATGACTAAAACATTCTTTGTAACTCCGGGATAATTGTATGGTCCTTCAAATATTTCTGCTTGTGGAATTGCTTGATCGTAAAACTTAGAACAATTGATATAATGGTTCTTTGCATCACGGAACTGATAAGTAGCTGTTTGACCAACACCAATAAAATATTTCTTCTTCGATAAAATACGAAGTCGATTAGATGATATAGCAAGAGGCATTTCAAATGGAGTAGCTCCACGATGAACCAAGGTATTAATTCCGTTTCCGCTTCCGCTGATTGTTAGGTTGTTTGCATCTGCATCATTAAATGCTTCACGCAAACTTCCATTGTTATTAAAGATTCCGCATGTAATAATATAAACATCTACTTCTGATGGTATAGTACCAACATTAGTAATCGTTAAATCAAGTACAGCTGACGACATTAATAATTTCCCATTGTTAGGTATCCCAAACGTTGGGCTAACGGCTTTCTTATTGATCTCTGGATCATTGATTGCAATCCGATATAAATCTCTGTTTCCAACTGACTGACCAGGAGCGTCAGTATCACCCCAAAAACCATAGAGAGCTATAGTAAATAAACCCTGAAGGTCTTGAGGAGCTGACAGAGCTCCACCTGACATTTGCGTGTTAAACAGAACTGTCTTAGTACCAAGTCCTTTGTAAAGAACTGCTTTGACCTT